TTTAGCAAGTCCACCAATATCATTAGTAACAAGGAATTGCTCAGAACCAATACCTGGCACCATCGCAAGAGGGTCGATATAAGATACAGTACCTAATTCAATATTCATTGCCTGTATTTCTGGTACAGCGCCAGGACCAGTAGCAGTAAGTGCATTATTAGTACCTAAAATATCTGCTTGAGTTCCTTTTACTGGGAACGCATTTTCTGGGGCAGGTTGTACTTGGAAGTAATCTGTAGATGTACCATTATCAACAACAATCTTATCCTTAATATGTAATGGAGTGTACATATTGTCTTGACCGTGATGGAAGTAAACAACAATATCATCACCAGCGTTAATAACAGGCATATCAAGGATATTGAATTGTCCCATCATTGAAGCGTGCCATGCACACTGATAGTACATAGTATCTGGCGCAACTTCTGGAACAGTCCATACTAACTCTTCGTATTTTGGAACACCAGAATCGTCATTACCCCACATATCAGTTCCTTCAGTCTGAACACCAGCACCTTCTTCTGCACGTGAGTTTTGAACACCTAATAAGTATTCACCAAAGTATGCACCTGGCGTGAAATGCGAACCGTCATCTGTTGTAACGTAAAGTGGGTGTCCAGCAGAGTTAATCTTAAACGTGTATGTACCACCACGATATAAATTAATCGTTCTGTTAGTACCTTCAATCATACCAGATTTATCAAAACGGTATAAACCACCATCATGTGTCATATGGTAAGCACCATTAACCTCGCCAGGTGGTACAAAAGGACCTAATCCAGTTGCACCATCTGAACCTGTCAAACCGAAATCTTCAGGAATAGTCCAAGTAAATTCTTTTGAGAAGTTACCAATAAATTGTGATTCTCTCCATTGTGCTAAGCCTGGGTCATTAGTAGGGTTAAGTGCTTCACAGTTAGATTTAACGTCTTCACCATTATAATACCAACCATCAACGTCTAATTCTTCACACCAACCACCTAGTCCCATACAAACAGGGAATGGTTCTGAACCTACCCACGTTCCTGGCTCTTCTTCAGTATTAACGAAGTCATTATGGTCACCAGCAGTAATTGTTAGACCGTGATTTGCTCTCATAGAAACACAATTGTTTCCATCGTTTTGTACCATACCTGCTTGAACAAGGTTATCCCACCCAGCACCAAGCATTGCTTTAACACCAGCGGCGTGCATATACATAGGTGTTGGGTTACCAGTTACTGGGTCGTTTAATGTAATATGACCAGATGGATTCCAAGCATTATTAGTAAACTTATATGTACCACCACGGAATAATTCAAAACCACCGTTAATACCATCATTACCACCGAAGTTGTCATAAGTGGCACCTGCTCTTTGATAAGGGAAGTAAGAATCTGCAGTATGATCCCACCAAGACCATAACCAAGGCGAGTCTTGAGCACCTTCAACTGTTGTAAGTGTAGGGTCGTTCCAAGTTACAGTAGTGTTAGTATCTACTGTAATTTCCATATTATCTGTCGGACCATAACCATCACCTAAAGCAACAACCGTATGGTCGTTCATAGCACCAGGCAATTCAGATGGTGTATATGGTTGTTCACCAGAAGGCAACTGTACAATATCACCAACAGATAAACCATGATTGTTTGATTTAACTGTATTAGGACGACTCCAAAGAATTTCTATACCTTCAACATAAGGCGAACCAATATGATTAGTAATATCACGGTCAACTTGGAATCTGTAAGATGCCAAATCGGCAACCACTTCATACTCTTCAATAACATTATGGATTGTTGGGGTAGTACCGGCAGAATTTTCTAGTGGGTAAATAACTACTTCAGTTAATGCGAAGTGGTCTGCATCGATTACATAATCAACCCAGTAGTTTGTGTTACCGTGGTGGATTCCGTTATATACGTTTTCAAAGTGTACTCTATCGCCAGGAATTAATCCATGAGCGTCTGACTCAATACCCTTTTCTTTCTTAACATAACCATTAATATCAGTAAATGGTGTTGCAATAGCAGATGGGTTTAAATCATCACCACCCAATGCGAAGTCATATTTACCAACAGTGAATTGGTTACTGCCTGGATACCAAACTCTACCCATATCGTGGATATGTTGGTCAACTTCAATAATTAAATATGTATCAGTAGCAGGGTCTAAACAACCAAATTCTACTGTATGGAAATGTTGTGGATCTGAAGTACCAAAGTCTGAAGTTCTAATAATGGTATTACCAGAAGTTGCACTCCAAGTACCATCAATATCTTGTGTTACATTTTGTAAAGGAGCGGCTTTTAGTGTGGCTTCATCGGCTTCAGTAATTAATATTTCATGATAGTGACCAAAGTTTACTAATTCTACTTTAGTACCACCAGTAATATCGTAATAATTTTCCATACCGTGTGTATGTGAACCTGTCATACCAACAAGGAACATTGCACCGCCACCATTATTTGCACTTGCGTCCCAATCAAAAGTTGCAGTATGAGTATGACCTGCATCTTCAGAAGTAACAATCATAGTTGCTGTACTTGCTTGAATTTGAACATATTCTGCAGGTGTGATTTCGGCAGTATGAGTATGACCAATTTGATTTACATCATCAAAGAATACATCTACTCTTTCATTACCTTTTGCAACAGCAGTAATAATATAATCTTCCCAACGACGTTCACCAACACCAACAGAACCATCACCAGAACCGTAACCAGAACCACCCGAAGTTAATGTAACTGAATATACAGAACCATCTATGATAGCATTAGCAGCGCCGGCTACTGTTGGTGAACCACCTATGAAAGTAATAGTTGGTGGTGTGTGATAACCCGAACCCATATTTGTAACTGTAATTGTATCAATTTCACCTGTAGGTGTAATTGTGCAACTTGCTTCTGCTTGAATAGTATTAATAACTTCATACCAAGTTTCTAATGCAGTTTCACAAGAAGTTTGATCTGTGTATGTAGGATCTGTACATGAAGAATCTGGACCTAATTGACCAACATCTGGTGCAGAAATTTGAATTGTTGGTGTTGATTGATAACCGGCCCCCACTTCGCTTAATTCAATACCCGACAATCCACCATCAAATTCTAATGTACCAGTAGCACCAGAACCACCACCACCAGTGATATAAAGTAGTGGTTTAGATGTATAATTCTGACCGTTTGCAGTTAATTCTAAACCACTTACTACACCAGCAGTAACATTTGCTGAAGCAGTTGCAGAAATGGTTTCTGCGTCAACACCTCCGGCAAAAGTAACAATCATTGGTACACCTGCTTCTGGATTAGTTTCTACATCGCCCGATTGCATACTAATAACATTACCAATAGATAAATCGTGGTATAATGATTCAACAGCAGTATATGGCGCACCACCAGTAGTTGAAAGTGTATTAGGTAATAATAAGTTAATAAAGTATGAGTTAGATAATGATGGTAACGAAACCATAGAACCATAGTTAATTGCCATTTTAACAGTATCGCCTGGATTCAATCCGTGGTCAATAGAGTAAACATATCTATGATTAGTTTTTGTGGTCATTCTACCTTCTTCAAGAGGGTGGAAAGTACAATGGTAATAAATGTCGTGGTATCCATCAACAACCCAATTCCATGTTTCGCCTGGGTTTAAATCTGGTGAAGTGAATGAAATGTTATCATCAGATACTGCGTTGTGTACCAAATAGTTACCAACTGGGTTAGTAAAGATAAGTGTATCACCTTCACGTGCTTCTACGTGATAAGGAACAATGTCGTGTTGTTGTGTATTAGGGTTAGTTAATTCGCCCTCATCCCAAACGGCGTTATTTGCATAACAAGCCGCCTGATCAACTGCACCATTGCCTGGGTAACCATCACCATCATCATCACAATAGAATGAAGATGAGACAGGGTCGTAGTTCCATACGGCATCGTTTGCTTTACAGGCATTTTCCATTTCACCAAGTGCAAGGTTGTAGTCAACAGTGTTATCCCATTCTACCACTTCACCATTACAAGTCGGAAGAACTAAATTCTCGTCTTCAATAATTGAAATAACAATTTGTTGTGGGTCTGGACCACCACCTGCCTCAGAAAACACCATTTTATCTGTAGATGGAATATCAACCATATTGAAACCACCGTTAGGTAAATCCCAATTTACATTATTAATTGTTAGGTCGTATGAGAATTTATATTGAGTGTTTGGTTTAAGAACAGTTTCAAACCATGCAACTGCAGTCTGTTGACCATCAGTATATGCACGAATAACTTCAGTTCCTTCAGTAGTAAAAATATCAAATAAGTATGCAATACCATTCGCCCAAGGACGTGCAAGGTCTACAGGAACATCAAAACCAGAGTTCTTAACTAATTCAACTTCAAATGCGTCATTGTCAAAAGAAGAGTTTTGAACTAGGTTGGTTGTGTTATATGTAACATCAAAACCACCGTTAGTGATTAATTCAATTGGGTTAACAAACTCAGCAGATTTTTGTGCAACATTAATAATGAAATCTTTATATTCTTGAAGGTGCTCTAAATTTTCCATCACCTCTAAAGATTTTAACATAAGTGCTAAATCCTTAACCAAAAGGTCAGGTGAAGATAATTTAATATTCAAAGAATCTAAAAAATCAGATTTTTGTTGCTCAATAGTATTAAGTTCAGTCAGTGTGAACGTATGTCCAGTGTAATGTGCCATTGGTGTTCTTTCCTTAAATATTAATTATTATTCTTCTGTTTCACCAGAATAATTCAGTTGCATTGAAGTTCTAACCCACGTGTCATTAACACCAAGCATATCAAATTCTTGCATCTTAACGAAGTTATTTTGTTGCTGAATCATAAGGTTAGTACGCTCTCTCCACTCTTTAAACGTGTCATCTTTTCTAACATATGGAATTTGTGTAAAACCAGTTTCAGTAGTAGCCATAATAACCCTCTATTTTTCTAATAAATCCCTTACTAATTTCTTTAGTTCAGAAACTTCATTTCTTAAACTATTTATAACTTTTTTAGAATCCTTCTGTGTCTGAATTGTGTTTTTTTGATTTCTTAAAACCTTTTTACGGGCAGAATATGCATCTGCATCCATAAACACAACTGCACCAGTGTTAGGATCTTTTTTGTATCTTAATTCTTTCATATTACATTCTCCTTTATGTCATTGCCAGTACACGTAATTCACGTACTGCAGGTAAATAACAAGGATTGGTTGTATGTAATTCAATTTTTATTCTAAATGAATCGAACTCATCTACAACTTTCTTTAAAGGTTTGAATGTGTGCTCTATAAATTCCATATTAGTAACAACTGTACTGTTAGAAATAGAAACACCACTATCTTTCATTTCTCTCCACTCGATAGGTTCTTCTTCAATAACGGCAAGTCCTGAACCATAATCTTCATGGTCTGCATCAACAATTGAATCGATATATAAAATAGGAACTGGTTCTTTACTAAATGTACCATTAGGTAATAAAACCTTTCTCCAGAACTTTCTATCTAAATCATCATCCCATGTACCAAACCAAATATCATCCACTTCATAATTAGAAATATCAGTACCAACACCTGACGATGTTATATCATGTGTTACACCATCTAAATCATATCTAGAAATGAAACAACCTTGTTTAATTCCTTTCATGTTAGACATATCAACCAAATGCATTCTTGTTAAGTTGGTTGGTTCATCATCACCATCTACATATGCCGTTGAAACGTGTGTAGAACCACTACCAGTGGCACCAATTACACCATTCCAATTATTTTGTGGTGCATTTTGGTTTGTGATAATATTTTCTGGTGAAAACGTTCCTGCAGGGTATATGTAACTATATTCTTCCTCGAAATCATTAACATCAAAATCGCCATGAGTAATTGTATTTGTATATGGTATAATATCAATATAACGTGGAATAACTTTACCTGTATCGTAAAATACCTTAACATAAGTATTAGGTACTTCTTGAATAGATAACCACATAATTAAATCTTCAGCAGGATTTGCTAATTGTACAAACTTAGAAACATAAATACCTTTTTGATTCTTTAATAATACATCATCATCTGAAATTACATTATTTTGTACAACCGTACTCATTCTTTCTGCATTAATAACTGGTGAAATATTACTATTACTTGATGTGTATTTTGCAATATACGAAATAGGTGTATATTGGTAACCAGCGTCAATAGTATGTGAGCCATCTAGAGTTACTTGTTGTTCTAGAACAACATCCTCTCTATCAACCACACCAGTAATAGTGTTATTTGTATCACCATTAATAATTGCTTCTAATGTAACATCAGTACCTTGTAATGTCATTGGTGCGAAAGATGGTGTAAATGAAGTAACTTTTTTAGTTCCTTCAAATCCCTTCATATTAATTTGTATTGTACCTTCAGTACCAGTATCAAATGAACATTTATTAATTCTAAATTTAATATCTTTATTTTGTTCTGGTGTCCACGTTGTATTATTCTGTGAAGTGAACATTGAACCAAGATATGGTTGTGAACTAATTCTATCACCAGTAATAAGATCAACTTCACCTAATTCTGATATGAAAATGTTATAATTTAATGAATCTGAAATAACAACAAAACAATACTCTGTATTATTCATTAAATAAATTGGGTCTGCGAATTGGAATCTAGTATTTGCACTACCGTCATTAGATGTAACAACATCATCAGGATACAACATAACAGATGCCATTGGAATTTCTGTAGGTGTAGGGTATCCATTTTCCATAGGTCTAATTTCAACTCGTACTGGTGTGCCTTCTGCATCTTTTGACCAGAAGTATAAATCAATTGAATCTACAAATACACCACCATCAGAATCTGTAACTAAGAATGACTCTGAAACTGGGTCATACCACTCTGTTACTGTACGTGATTCACTTGTAGTGGTTACTTGTCCACCACGTCTAACTGTTCTTGTACCACCAGATAGAGTCTGATTTTGTGTCAAATTTTCAGTAACTGTTACATTTTCTAATGTTGAAAGAATTGTTTTCTCTCTTGTTTTTAAAGTTCCTGCAGATGTAAATACTGCATTACCTTGTGTAGTCATATTAGAATCAAACGAATCCATAACTTCTAAAACTTTAGAACCAGTTCTAAACCTAACACCATCCACACCACCTTCTGATGGAATTGTAAATTTAACATTTTCTAATTTACCATATGCGTCAGTAACAACAGGTTCTGCATATGCACCACCACTAGGGGCTACATAATTATCAACATCAACACCATCAAATCTGAAATGCATTTGTGTGTTTGGTTTTAGTTTATGTGCTTCAATCGTAATATCTTTTGAACGCATCCACTCAATAGCAGAAGTATCAATAACTAGATCACTAACTTCAGACCTAATATCGTTAGTCATTATCCAACTTCTTTCACCAGTTCTAACTTGGTTAGTTTGTTGTACTTGTCTTTGATCCCAAGATGCACCTCTTGTTTGTATTTCTCTCCAAATACGTCTTTGACGTGTAATACCACTTCTACGTGTACTCCAAGTACCAGTCGACCACTGCCAATCATTACCAGAACTAGAAATAACTTCTGAACCAGATGCGTTTTCACGTCCACCAGTATCTCTCCAACCATTCCAAGTTGTCTGCCACGCATTCCAACGTGTCTGTGTGCCATAATCAATTCGTTGTTGTGTTACTGAATTGTTATTTTCGTTTTGAACAATAACATCAGGAACGTATAGTTCTTCAAACCAAGTATCTGTTGAAGGTGAAATTGTTACAAAACCGACCCAAGATTTTCTTGCGAAAGGGTTTAAGTTTATAACTTGTGAACCATTGTTTTGCGAAATCCAACCCTCAATAACATTAAAGTCTAATGTATATGTTAAATTGTTTTGCTTCATACCATTCATTGTACCAGATTCAAAATCTAATCCAGTCATTGTGAATGGGGTAGTACAAATACCTGCTTCTGGGAAAATAGAAACATAATATTCGTCGTTTGTGATATCACCAATACCATGATCGTGGAATGGGTCAACTAAAATACCATTTTTATATCTCTCAAAACCTAACTCATCCGTTACCTGCATGGCTGCAGTATCTTGTTCTAATAAGTTTAATGCAGTATAATATTCTAAATTATTTAAACGTTCGTCCAAAGCACGAATGTCTTGCATTGTGTATCGTTTGTTTTTAACGTGTGTTACATTAATGTTTTTTGCATCATATGTATATGGTGGTACATATAATTCATATAAAGTCATCTCATTATCTAACTCTGTAGGTAATATTGGATCTTCAGATGGGAAACCTTCTTTAATATTAATAATACCATCATCGTCAATAGTCAATCTATCTTTACGTGGTAAGTAAAATTCATATGAGCAAGATATATTAGATTCTGGTAATGGTAAGTATGTACCTGTTAAGTAATCTTCATCAGAAGTTCTAAAATCTAAACAGTCAGAAAGTCTATATACTTTTTGGTTAATGTCGCCTTGATACACACCAATATTAGAATAATTAATACCAGCAGTTGTTCTAGAATTTACTGTAAAATATGTTGCAGTTGCAATATCACCAAAAGTGTGTGCCTTAAATGTTACTGTGTATGTACCTGGCTGTGATGCATTAACTGTATCAGTCCAAGTTAATGTACCATCTTTATATGTTGTATCTGTAACACCATCATCAAAGGTAAAACTAGAAGTAACATCAGTTGTATCAGGTGCAATTACTGATATAATATTTTGTACACCATGTGGTATAGTTAATACTTCATTTAATAATGTAAAAGTACCAGTTGTATCATTTTCTGAAATACTTCTCCATACTGCATCTGATTGATACATATCTGACATAATATGTAAGAAATCACCATTTAGATCTGTAACTTCCACACCACTAGAATTCACAATAGTTATAAGAGCAGAATCATTACCACTTAAATCCTCAGTCCAAAATACTGTTGAGGTTGATGTTGTACCTGCTTTTGGTACAATATTACCAGACGTTGAATTATAGATATATAATATACGCTCAAAATGTAAACCTACTGGTCCGGCAGGTACGTCAATACGACTACCAGTCATTTGAGCAGTGAAGTTCTTTTGGGTAGAGAATGTTACCTGACCAGAAGTAACAGAAGAAACAACATCTGTCAATTCATATAACCACGGTTTATTAACACCTTTACGTACTGCAACACCTGTTGGTATATGTAATTTTGCATATACTGAAGGGTCTGTTTGAGAAACAATAAATCTAGCAGGTGAAATTGCATCTAAACCTTCATCGTTTTCTAAATAAATTCTAAATGTTGTACCTACCATTGTTACATGGGTAATACGTTTTGCAACACCAATAGTATCTGGTGTAGCCATTGCAGTTGTATAGTCTGAGTTGGTTACAAATATAACATACTCTTTATGTAATACATCAAATACACCATGAAAATCGTTTTCACTTTCTACTTCAAAATAAGGTCCAAATTCTGGTGTAATGTGATCATTTGCTACTGCTTTTGTACTACGTGATTTATTTGCAGAAACTTCAACTGGTACTAATAATTCATGCTCATAACCACTAATATATGCTTTTGATGGTTCAACTTTAATATTGTATAATGAATCATCTGTTAGGTTATTTTTTAATTCCAGTGGGAATGGATTTAGTGTATAATTACCACTTTCATCGTGTGTTCTACGAGCAATTTCATTTGCAAGTAATGAGTAATCAGTGCGTTCATATTGTGTAGTAATCGCACCATTTTCAACATCCATCAACCAAACCCATTTATTTGCTTCTAATGAATCTGTTTCTTTTACAAGGTTTAATGTAATGCGATATCTATCAGCGCCTGGAGCATTCTGATTATAAAAACCAGAAGCAGGGTCTAAAAGACTTGCATCGGTAGTAGAAGCAACAATAGTTTCTTCAATATCAAAACCAACCTTACAAGTAGGTGTTGCTGAATTATCATCTAAGAAAATAGTTTGTGCTAATACAGGAATAAAGTTATCATCAATCCAATAAATACCATTACCAATCTTGGCTTCAAGTGCTTTACCTTTAGCAACAATAGAACCGTTTAATACAGTTAATGAATTGTCATACCACGAGTTATCTAAACACCCACCAAACTCATCCTGTCCACCATTACATACTGTGTCATATGTTGCTAGTGCTTCTGTATCTGCAAAAGTACCAGATAAAGTTCTAAAATAATAAATTGGTTGTGTTTCATCAGAATGTAATTGCTCAATTACAGCAACAGCATTAGAAGTTGTTCCATAAACCACACGGTTTAACCAAGAGGTATCTGCAGAAGCCAATTGTATCCAATCTCTATGGTTAATTGAAACTTCACCACCTAACACATTGGCCCCATCTTTCCAAATATGATTGGCGCCTGATGCAACTTGATTTTGAAGAATTGATTGAATTTGCGTTAATTCACGGGCCTGAACTGCTCTGCCTGGATTAAATAGAATCTTTAAGAATCTATTATTCGCATCGTAATCATCGTAATATGGTGCTGTATTGAAATTGTAGCTCATTTTATTCTATTCCTATCAATAAATCATTAAAAGGTGCTCTATATGAACACCTTATATCTATTTAGCAGATTTAGAATTCAACTACAAGTTTCAAATCTTCAATCTGGTCAGCGGCACGTGTAATAGCACGTCTATTTTCAAGGTAAATTAACTGACCTGAGTCTGTCTCCATTTGGGTATCTGCATTTGCATATACTGAACCTTGAGCACGTGTACCACCACCTGTCAGTTCTGGATTACGTAATAAACCAATTTGACGGAAGTCATCGTTTTCTGGGAAACCATCTGAAGTTTCCAATCTAACGTGAATTAGACCGTGGTGGCATTTAGCAGTAAAGATTGCATCAACATCACCGTATAATGATTGGTCTGAATCTGGTAACACTGCACTACCTGTAATAACTGGCATCCAGTCATTTGTAGTTGAGTTAATAATGTCATTTAATTCTAAAGTGTATAGATATTTCCAAACGTAACCATCTGAAGTTGAAATATCTGCACCATTGTTATGTCCAGTAGGTTCCTCAGAAGCACCAGTAGGTAACCAAAGACCACCAGTAGTTGCTTCACAAACAGCACGAGAAGATGCAGTACCACTATCATAAACACCACCAATATAACATTTACCAGTAGAAGGCTCACCAACACATTGGTAAATAAGGTAATTTGAATTCATTACTGTTGAGTGTGAACCTGTTTTTGATACGAAAGAACGACCAGGCTCATCAATACCAGTAATACCATTGGCAACATCACCATCAAACGCAAGTGTATCGCCAACACTCCAGTCTACACGTGGAAGTACAGGCGAAATATCATCATTCTGAATACGCTTTGCACCAACAATATCCAACCAATACTGATGTTCATCTTCATCTAATGGATCGGGTAGTGTGAATTGACCTGAAGATTCGTCATTACCTTGAGCATCATCTGCCCAAGCATTTGAACGTCCAAATCCAAGGTATAAGTAATTATCTGTGGCTACATTACCAGTAGTTTTGAACTGGTCAATGAACACCATCAAGTTTTGTGTTCTGAATTTACTGGTTACAATAGCACCCATTTTCTTTACTCCTAAAAATTAATCTTAATTTATTTAATGTTTCTTATAAAACTGAAACTATTTATACGACTTATTTATAATAAAACCACCTATTAAATACTTGTTGGCCACACGTTTGTTTCATCAACAATAGTTGTATGAATATGGTCACCAAGACCAGAACCTTGTGTACTAATTGACCATTGTCCACCACTAGCTAATGAACCAACATATGAAATCAAGTTATGACCATCAAGGTTATTAGTTTGATTTAATAAATTATATTGACCACCAGAATAACCAATTGTAACGTCGTGTGTATATAAATGTGCGTGAATTGTATCCCTTTGTTGAGTCGTTATGTTAGATCCAGTAACAAGTTGTGTGTATTCTGCAACACTCAACCAATAGTCATGGTCATGGAAACCACCAGTCAATAAGAACTTATGTATAGTAGTTCCTGTGCCTGGTATTTGGTCATATTGGTTTAATGGTTCAACTACAAACTCACCATCTGTTCCTATGTATGGATTAAACTTAATTGTATATCCGTGATAGTGACTATCCGCACCATTTGGTGAATCGTAGAAAATAATTCCATAATTCACATCTTGTGCATTAATCAACTCATTTGCCTGTCCAACAGTAATAGGTTCACACATTCTACCTGAGAATGGACCAACCGTATCCAAAGTACAACCTGTGTATAATAAGTGGTCATGTGTACCTTCACCGTCAATAAACGTTCCTTGAATCCAAATTATAGGGGCATTGTTTGATTGTAATATACCATTAATTCTAGTTTGACGTTCTGCCATATCTTCAACTTGTTCTGTTGTAGAAGAAGTATCTTGTTCAGTAGTAGTCTGTGGGTTACCAACAACAGTTTCCATAGTACCATCTGAATAGTAAGTTTCAGTAGTAACAGTAGTAACAACCGTTGTAGTAACAGTAGTTGTTGTAGTTACGTTATCTAAGAACTTAGTAATTTCAGTGGTGTCTCCTACATTTGGTGTATCAGTAAGAGTCTCTACGATTGGATTCAACTCGGTAGAACTAGTATCAATAGACGTTTGTGGGTCTGACGTTAATACTTCTGGAGTCGTTACAACTCTAGTCACATAAACAGCACCGCCAGTTTGTTGAGGCAATGTTTCGTCGTTTGGATTCCATTCAATAGTCAAGTTATGCCAATGAAGTCCTTCTGATACGTTTAGTACAACAGATACGTAATATTTTAATGGATCTTGTGTAATATCTTCAATACCACCACGAATCCAAGTTATTGAATTAGTACAATAGAATTTATTTTCAACATCATCATACTTAACTGTATAGTCGTGGAAGTGAGCACCCTCAATAGAATCGTAAATAATAACTTCTTCTACAACACCATTAATCAAGTCCATTGCGTTTTGAACACTTAAACCGTCGGCATAATCAATTTCATTATTCCAAGCGAATGGTCCAACAACAGTTCCGTTGTGGAAATGAGGGTGTGTACCGCCAGGGTATGGGTAACCAGGCGAAGCAAATACAGGTAAATCGTTACTATTCAGTTCTTGGTTAAAACCATTAATAGATAATTGATTCGATATTTCTGTAGTATGTGCGTGTGTTCTAGGTGTTAATGATTGAAATTGAGCACCATCTTCTGATACCCACTGTTCAACATCTTCGGCAATAAATGCTAAACCAACATCATCATATGTAACTCTAATACCATGATAATGATCACCGTTCGCAATTGAAGAATATAACATAACCGATTCAACATCACCATTAATTAAGTCTGTTGTTTGCTCATCTGTCAGTGCTTCAGAAATACGTCCTGCATTAACACCAATAGTATCTAGATCTGTACCGTTAAATGAATGTAAATGATCTGGTTTATTACCTTCAAGGTTATCCCAATCGTGGGCAAGACCTAGTGTAACATCAGGTGCTGTAAATAACGGAGTACCATTCCAACCAAGGTTAGTAGTGATACCATTTACAGTTAATGTGTGTTCGTGGTTCTTTTGTTCATCTAAAATTATAGTCCATTCACCAGTCCCCATAAGATCCCTATACTCACCAACCTCTTGTGCAAGGAATTGTTGTGTTGCAGGATTCCATAAAACCTTAAACTCGTGGTAATGTAAATGCGAACCACTATCACTAATTGATGAATAAATAGTAACTTCATTAACAACACCGTTTGCAAGTTCTTCTGCCTGCAATCTAGTTAATGGTGTTGATAGACGTCCTTGGTTTGTACCATAAGTATCTAATACAGACGAGTCGAAGTAATGTATATGTGTATTTTCACCATACTCGTTAGCACCTAAAATAGCAACAGATGGAGCAGTTTCAATGTACGTATATGAAGTATCCTCTTCTACTGGTGGTGCCCAAGGCGTATCTGCACCAATATCATATGGCATCCACTGTTCTTCGTCTTCATTATAATACCAACCTGCAGAAGAACCAAGTAATGTTTGTGTATCTGTTTCACCACTCCAAGCACTGTTTACTGGATGAATATGTGATGCAGGATCATTCCAAGACCAAATTGGCCAGAATGCATCATAGTTTTGCATTTCAATATCTGAAACTTCAACTGCCTGGAATAAATTCTCCTCGTCATACGTTACTTCGTAACCGTGTATATGAGCAGTTTCTGTTGAAGGTATCTGGTTATTTGCAGTAGGTATATCTTCAGAATTATAAGAATCTGTAATTTTATACATTGATGTATTACCTACACCAGAACCTTGGAAAGTATCAATACCAGTTCTAGTAGTAAATATAATTTCACCATCATTAGTCTCACCCATAGTAAGAATAGACTCGCCCATTGTTGTTAAATCAACAATTTCAGTAGTCGGATCCCAAATAGATAGTGGTGTTCTGTCATATGTTAAATCAGTTCCATACTCTACAAATTCTAATACATCATGTCCTTCAGGATTAGTTTGACCAATTAAAACAAACTCTTGATTTTCAGAACTCCAAATAATAGTAAATGTATGGAGGTAGAATTCTGAATGAACTGTATCTGATTGTATTTGTACAACAGGACTGCCTGGGTTATCTTTAAGAAACTGTACGTGTGCTCCTGTCAAGTCAACCGTATGACTATGTGTTGACCCATTTATTGCATTCGGTAGAACATTAAAGTGGGCAGAGTTCCCATCAAAATTTTCACTTAATGTGTATAAATGACCACTTGTACCTGTCCAAGTGGTTGACCAATCACCAAATATGTATTTACCTTGTAATTCTGTAATAGACCCTTTATAAACAAATCCACCCAATATAGATATACCAGTTCCGTGTGAATATTCGTGAATAGGTTCTTTTAAACTTGTTAAGTAATCAAATGTATTTGTGTGTCCTAAATCAATGGCAATTTGGTCGATGATTGTTTGGTCTTCTTCATACTCGTGGTATGCTTCCATTACTCTCCAACCGTAGTTTCCACCTGCTTCTACAATGTTGATTTCTTCAAACTTGTCTTGTCCAACATCAGCACACCACAACTTGCCATCTTGAGCAAATGAGAATCTCCACGGATTTCTAAATCCATAAGCATAAATTTCAGGTCTAAATGAAGTTGCTTCTGGTTGACCTTCTTTATAAATTGAATTGATAAATGGGTTATCAGAAGGAATAGTGTACGGCATACTATTAACAGTATCTTCTGTAACATCTACTCTTAAAATAGTACCTAATAAATTTGTAGGGTTTTGTGCATTACCATAAACACCGTGTCCACCATGACCTTCCATTGAAGAAGTATCACCTGCAGAACCACCATCACCAAGTCCGATATACAACATACCGTCTGGTCCGAATACTAGTTCACCACCATTATGATTAAAGTCTGGTTGTGGAATAGTAAATAAGTTTCTTTCAGTAGATAAATCTGTACAAGTAAGTTTATCTGCATCAGTAACAAACTCTGATATAACAGTAGTCGATAATGGGAAGCCCCAAGCGCCTGTACCACCACCTTGTTCAGTCATGTAATAAACGTAAAATTTACCATTTGTATCAAATTGAGGGTGGAAACATAAACCAAGAACACCACGTTCGTCATAGTTCGCAAACGGACCTAAACCAATAGTATGTTGCAATGAAGTAAGATCCATAAAGGTAGTCTTAGTACCATCATTCTCATTCATTAACTTAATGATACCAGATTGGTCAACAATAGCAACCGTGTCTGTTTGTACTGAAGAAGGAAATGCTTCTACAACCACAATATCAGTATCAGTACCTAAAGAATCAACACCAATTAAATCACCAGTTGCACCAACTCCAGGCACTTGAGCAATATGATTTGATGAATATATTTCAACAAAGTCCACATTAGGATTTAAAACCTCTGGCCAAACTTGATTATGTTGTAATGTAATATCTGGGTTCATTAAGAAACCACCAACATAAGAATCAGGCACATCCATAAATACGTTCTGTGGCCAAGGGTTTCCTAAGAAATCCATACCACCCATAACAGTAGGATCTACTGGTAATGATGGGTCATAGTTAAAACATAACCAAGTAGTTATTGGTGTGTAAACAAAACCGTGTGTTAGTGGATTGTTCTGCCAATCTGTGTGTTCTTTCCAATCGGGGTCGTAAGTTACTTCATATTCGTGATAGTGACCACTTGTAATTTCACCACGAATGTTAGTAATAGTACCACCAATAGTAATATCTTGTTCGTCTGTAAATACGTGACCTTCATCGTCTAAATAACCAACATTATCATAAAGAGTAACCGAAGCAACATCACCGTCAATAAGTTGTCTTGCTTGTTCACGTGTAAGTGGGTCGGCAAATCGTCCACGTTGTCTGTCTACTAATTCACCTTT